CCTGGGATCTGTCCTCTTATTATATGGCGAGAAGGGATCCCTCAACCCAGGTATATAACCGAAAAATTCTTCTTCTTCTTTAACACTAACCTTGGAGATATTAGAAATTCCATTTGTCGTACCAACATCGAAAATTTCATATATCCTCGAGCTCGCGAGACCACCATCAGGATGCCTAAGCGTATTAGGATAACCATCCTTCATCGGGTCAATAGTAAGTTTAAACTTGATCCCGTTAACCGCGACATAGTTGAGGAACTGACCTTCATCAAGGGTAAGCTTACCACCTTCAGCCCTAATATTAAAGTTAGCATTAAGGTAACTTATCTTGCTAGCCTTACTAACAGCATCTTTATGGAACTGGTATGCACCATATTCACCCGTGGATATGATAAACTCCCTCTTATCTTCGGGGATCTTACCATAAGACATATCCATGGCAAAGTCTGTAAGCATATCAATAGAGAACTTATTATAAGTCATAAAGTTTCCATATTCCATCTGTTCGTAAAGACCATAACCAGAGCGAATGACATTACCACTCTCACCAGTATGGCCATAAGTACCATCAGCAAGCTTATTAGATTTTCCATAACCAAGAAGACGTGCTTTATCCCTTTCAAACTGAACGTAGAAGTCCCAACCAAGTTTATCAATCCAACGAGTTTGAGTCTTACCATCCTGATCTATAAAAGCAAATGCAAGAGGTTTGTTCTTACCCTTGGAAATCATATTGCCGGGAACTTCATAATTCTTACGAATCATTGAAAGAGTATTCTCCATCTGGTACGGGGCAGTGTGGTGAACAGTTGTACCTCTCTTGGAGAGTTCTTGTTCTACCATACCAAACAGTTCAGACCACATTGTATTAGCAGCCAGATCAGCAGCCGGTACCCAAAGAGTGTCATCACCGGTAAAGAGCTGTACCCTACACCTCCAGGTATTACCAAACTGTACAGGATCTTCAACAACCCTGAGTTGATACACTTCCGGTTTTTCGCCCACTATATGGGAAGTGGCTTCGAAATATCTTTCAGGAAACCACATGTAGAAGAATCCCCTGCTAAGACCTGCCTTCGAGGCGTCTGTTACAAGGGTTGCTCCTAGAGCATCCGTAGTAGCCTTAATAAGGGGAATACTACGTTCATCTGATCCCTGAAGGAACCAACGATAAACAACATCATCATTGATATACTCTGTAGGAAGACCGTTTACAAAAGACACGAAGTTATCTGTACCAACATTAAGTTCATACAGACGATTCATGGTCTTACTTATAATTTCAGGCTCCTGCATACCTAACCAACCGAGATGTGATTCTCTCGTTAACCCGCTCCAATACTTAGGATCAACAATTTGTAAAGGTGAAATTTTATTCATATTTATTTGGTTTTAAGCGGTTTATTTTCCAAAAATTCCCCGCATAGATTCTATATTATCGCGCGCGGACTTTTCTTGTTCAATATTAAAAAGTGGAGGACTTCCAACAGAAGATCCCGTATTCTTTTTAGAATTCAATACTCTTTCAAGCTCTGAAACTTCTTTGGTTGTTTTAGATGTACTTGCTTTTGTCCAAGGTTTGCCTTTCTCAAAAAATCCAGTCTCAAGCAAATACGCGAGTCTTGAATCAAAAAATATTGGATCTTCAGCCCTTTTAGCCCAAAGAGCATTTGTTACACGTCCTTTCGAATCCCTAACTTCTTTTGTAAGAGATTCATACATTTTAGTTTTAGTTTGTTTATTAATACCCACACCGGGAATAACATTATCCATGGTATTTATAGTATCTTTTAAACTATCCATAATACGTTTATTCTCATCTGCCTTAAGAGCTGCTATTCTACCGGCCTCTTCTTCTTCAGCTTTAATTTGATCTTTTACAGCAGCTTTAAGAATACCTAGATATTCTTTTGCATCTTCTATATCATCCCCAAGATCAACACTAGTTTGTACTAATCTTTTGATTTTAGATTCAGACATGGATGTAGTAAGCTTAAAATAATCAGTTATTATTTTCTTACGCAAATCTACATTCTCTTCATTATCTACATCCTCTTCTTTAATCTCGTCAAACCTATTCTTAAGATCAATCAAACTACTTGCCGTATCTACAGGAACACCTTTTCCTATTAATGCAAGATATTCTTTATAACCTGCTTCAAGATCTCCTTTAGCTGCCTCAATATTTTGTTCTATCTCTTCCTTAATAAGATTTCTAAGTGCTGTAGCTTCTCCAAGCTCATTGGTCTGCTTGATAAAATCTTCTTCATCAAATGAAGAGATAAGCCCCTGCTGCACCAAATCCTTAGCAAAGATTACAGTAAAAGGAGCATCAGAAGTTTTTTCAACAGTTGTATCATTGGTGGCAGGGGCCTTCTCAACTTTATCACCAACATCGTCTACTGTTTCTCCACTGTCCTTTTCTAATTTACTAAAGACATCATTAATATCTACTCTAGACTTACTTTTTTTATCCTCTCCAGGTTCAGAATCATTTTCTTCATCTGGCTTCTCATCATCTGAATCTATTGCTGGAAGAGACTCTAGCATCGTGTTTATATCTAAACTACGATCTAATTCCAGCATGTCTTCAATACTCTGATCAAATACTCCTTTTGCCATAATTGTAATTAATTTTCAAAAATACTACATTAATTCTTACCAAACAAATTTTTACAAGATGTAAAATTTCTGGTATAGCGTAAACTGACAATAATTATATTATTATTTAGCTTTCATTATTGGTTTATTAGCTACTTTTTTCTTAATCTCGATCTCTTTTAATTTCAATTCTTCAGCCTTTTTATTCTTTCGTACAGTTTCAGCTAAAGTATCTTTTCTTATCTTGAGATCTTCTCTATCCTTCTCGGTGATTTCTTCAACCTGTGATTCACCCTCGGATTGTTCTGCCTTAATAAGAGCCACTTCTATAGAGGTATTAGATGAAAGATCTGCTTTATACTTATCCAATTCCATCCTGGCCTGCTCAAGAGCTAATTCTTGTTCAAGCATCATACGCTGGGTTTCCTCGGCTTGTTTAGCTGCTTCTTGCTGTTGCTGTTGTAGTTGCTCTTCAAAAGCTTCAAACTTGCGCTGAAGAGCCGCTGGATCTTGAGTTCTATAAAGTTCCATAACCATGGATAATGTTCCACCATTTTGCATGAAGGGCTGTACAAGTGTCTTAAGAGTAGACATCATATCCTTATCAATAGCAGAGTTAGTAGAATAAATACCGTATTCGGATTCATTGAATAACTCACCATCAAAATCAAGAACTGCCTGGCTTCCATCTCCAAGAATAAACTGTCTCTTGAACTTCTGATCTCTCCAGGCAACCTTTGCTGTCTCTATATAAGCTTCTATCGCCCTATTCTTAAAATCATCATGTATACTAAAGTACTTGGCGGTATTAAGAGAACTTTGTTTCACGCTTCTCTCTACTCCACCAACAGTCTCACGACTTTCTACAGCTCCACGACGTTGAGGAGTGATACCCACGATATCTGCAACTCTATTTTCAAGGAATGTCAAGATGCTTAGAAGATTTTCGATTACATTCGCATCACCAATCTCCAAGCTGCCACTTCCACGATTCATAGTACCGGCAAGTTTACCAAGTGCCGCCCCTTTCTTACCTTCATTGAAATCATCTTCAAAAACGATCTTCATCTGATCCACGTAGAAGAGGAATTGATCCATGGTGAAGTCGCTAGGTATCATACTAGTAGAAACTCTTGCCAACTTACCTTTGTAAGTTTTAAGTTCTTCCCAAAGCTTATGCATGAAGAAATTATAAGTCAATTGGTAACTCTTACCGAGACTTACAAAAGATAATGACTTTGCATCGCTGGTATTAAATATATTTCCTACAATACCGGGATAGCATTTGCTGGGATTATCCATAGACCTAAACTGTACTGGACGTGGGCCCATGCGAACGTATATATCGTCAGCTAATTTCGTGGCTTCATTCCACTCACCAATCCAGATCCACTTGATGTTTTCTTCCTCCACGTCATCTAATGGATAATCTTCATCTACATAAGTCTTTTGAATATCTCCCTGCTCATCAATAAAAGTAAGGATACCAATCTTTCTCATGCCCTTCCAAAGAACTCTCAGTTTTCTAGCATTGCCAAAGTTATCGAAAGAACCACCAAAAGCACTCGTGGCTTTCGTACCGGCCATGATGACATTGCCAATACCGCCTTGTTGCATTAGAAAAGTAGAGATATCAATAGGCTGATTAATAAGATTCCTAGTGAATAACTTACCCGTGGCACTCGTGTTAAAGCTATATCCCTCCTCTAATTTCTTAATCTGGGAATCTTTAAGCTCGTCATGATATTCATCTATCAATTGTCCAACAGGAACATACGATAATTCGATAATTATATCCGAGTCCTCTATACGATACGAGTTTCCTCCACGAACCGTGAAAAGATTAAGTGGATTCATCTTCCTTAGAATAGGTTCTCCACCGTGTATCTCAGTGCAAATTATCTCCTCTCCTTGAACCAATAAATCTTCAAAACACTTGCTGAATTTCTCCTTCATGTTCTGACTTATATATCCATAATGAGCAATCTGTGAAGCCATAAGCTCACGTCTATCTCGGTAATTAAATTTCATCCACTTGGCTTGTGCCTGCACGGCAGCAGTCGCTTCTTCCTCGGAGAATTTATTGGCTACAACTCTTTCCAATATCGACTGATTCATAAGGGCTGATATTTCCTCCAACTTAGCATTCACCAAGTCTGGATTAGTCATAGTTATCAGGGGATTGAATTTTGCTTCTCGTTCTTCGCCCAATAACACGGCCATGTAAGAATTGAGCAGGGGATAATTCCTGTAAGTATTATCAAATTTAGCTTCTACTTTATAAGGATTAATAACAGCTTTTACTTCCTCTGGATCTACAATATTATTTATAAGATTTACATTACTTAATTTCTCGGCCATTGTAGCTCGCATCCCGCTATCGAGATCAAATCCAACTATAGTATCGGCAGCATCCACGCAATCCTTATAATATTTTTCAGTTTTTTGAGCACGACTTCGCTTTTGAAACGGAAAAGATAGTTTACCTGTGTGATTAAAACTAGTTGCCATTATAAAAAATTTTCGTAAAGTTAATAAATAAAACTATCCAAACTCAAAAAAATTATTCCTGGTATAGCGTAAACCTGAAAAATCTTTAGCTGGATTCTGTATTTTATGTTTTTTTGTTATTCCACTGTACCTTGAAAACCAAGGATCGTCCATTATCGTTTTTATCTTATCTTCATATTTATGTTGCTCGAACTTCTCCCTTTCTGCCCTAAGTATCATGAGCATCCCCATCGCTGATACACGGTCGAAGTTATCATCTGGGTTCCAGGCAATCAATTCTCTTATATAGCCTAAAGACCTTACTTTCTGCAAATTCAATACAATAGGAGCTTCTATAATATTTCCATTCTCATCTAGTTCAGCTTCATCCTCCACGAAAGGAGTATACGCTTGTGATATTAACCAGTCTGCTTGAAGCTTTCTACCCCAGGCGTTAATAGCTTTATTGGCATTTGTTCCCTTGGCGCGATTACCAAACGCGGGCCCCTTAGTATACTCCATATCCCTTAGAATCTGTGGAGTATCGCATAAATACTGAAGGTTTCGTGTCGTGTCAAAATATTGAAACAATCCCTTCAAGTTGTTTTCATAATTTGCTATTGCATTATAAAACCTAAGCAGTCTCACGCATGTCTCGTAGAATTCTGATGCAAGTTTTGGTCTCCCGGTATACTCTGCTACTATTCTATCCGTCCAAGTGTCGAATATGAAAATCGATCCTAACGAGTTCGTGTAAGTGCCCTCATCAGAATCTATGGGGTCTATCCCTGCTATATATCTCCAATGAGGAATAGTACCTGATGAATTCAGTTTTTTAGGCATTTCAAAAATCTCTACAGAGCCATACTTATCTAATTCGTCCTTCAAGGGATAATTCCTAAGTACCGGGTGTAGCTCTTGTTTATCCCAAGATATCTCACCGCCAACACTAATCTTTAGATGTCCCAGATAGTGCGCCCCGACAAACTTAGCCATGTTAGGCATTATATTGGCAAGGTGATCTTTAAGATCCGCAACGGGAAATATACTACCTTCACGTCTCATTATAGACTCTTGTGGTACTATACTCATCTCTGCCTTATGCTGTACCAAAGTATTTGAATCGGTAGAATTATATTTTATATAAACCCTTCTTTTTACAATTTCTATTAACGCGCCAATCACATCCGAATTACCAGACTTATCATATCTACCCAACCTATTAAGATATGCCGGAAAAAAGAACGCGCATTCAGAAGACCCATTAACATTTTTATCAAATACATTAGGTAATCCCAAAATATTATAGCCTCCTGGATTGTAAAACATTTCCTCAGCTCCCTTAAAATCAGCACCTTCTGTGCCCCCAGTTCCGCCTCCCACCATTAATCCGAAAGCAAAGTCACCTTCTTCTACAGATTCACGAGCTACAGTCCAAGACTTAAGTAAGTTTGGATGTTTTCCCCATTCATCCCAATATATCCTGGGGCCTCTCTTACCCCTGGCTTTATCTGGATTACCCTGGGTAGTAACTCCTATTATAGAGTTCCTAGTGCCTTGGGTAAGACCAGAAGAATCGGTATATCCCATTTCCCAAGTCATAGAGTTTAAAGAGTCTTTGGATTTCAATCTAGGCCAGGGAGTATGATTAGCACACCAATCCACGTTATCTTCGAACTTGTTCAAGATACCGTCTTTTATAAGATACTCCTTCTCGGATGCTATCGCGAATCCTTTTACATCTCCTTTATTCACAGAGGTATCCCCAAGTATTAAAAGTCTTGCAAGATCTGAAGCTGCCTTGAAAGAGAACCCCATACCTCTCTTCTTTAATAAACCAGCATGTCTTCCCGCCTCGATAGCTTGTTGCATGTAATGATAATAGAGATAATCGCCATCGTAGAAATCTGGAAAGTCTCTTACTCTCTCGGCTCTTCTTGATCCAGGTTTTATAATACTTCTTAATATTGGAGAGTAATTAAGATAAAAATAGTGTGGGCCTGTTATCCACTCGCCATCTTCCTCACGTGTATATCCATCTCTACATCTTCGGGCCTCTTCCTTCCAGAATCTCGCGTATTCTGAATTAGGAGAACTATTGGGGAATAAATTAGTATACTTACCAAACTTTTGAAAATGGAGAGCTGAAGGCCTGAAATAATCCATATCCGTCAAGATATGTGGATTGACTATATCAACCTTTATCCTCCCATCACTGT